TCGCCGGTGACGTCAGGCCGGCCGGCACGGCGTACGTGAACGTCGTCGGACCGGTCACGGTGACCCGCGCGGTCATCGTGTTGTACCCGAGCGGCACGGCGCCGCGGATCGCGGCGTAGTCGCCGGACGTCAGGCCATGCGGCGTGCCCGTCGTGCCCGTGGCGACGGTGCCGGCCGCCGTCAGCGTGGTCACGGCGATCGCCGGCGGCGTCGACGAGAGGAACGTCACACTTTCCGTCAGGCGGCCGATGGGCATCGTCCGCGGCATGTCAGGCCACCACCAGCGCATGCCAGCGGATCAACTTGCCGCGCACGGCCGGCGTCGGAAAGCCGTCCCACGGCGACGGTGTCCGACTGGCCGGTCGGTCCGTGTCGCCGCGATCGGTGTAGAGGTCCGTCACGACGTCCAGGATCGCCGAGCGCACCTCGAGCGGCACCGTCGTGGCATCCCAGCCGGCGTCCGGTGCCTTGTCGCAGTACTGCAGGACCAGGGCGTGCGCCTCGTCTAGTTTGCCCTGCACGAAGGCGTCCTGATCGCTGTGCGTGATCGACAGCTGGTCCTTCGCCTGTGCGAGCGTCACGAGCGCGATCATGACGGCGTCACCAGCTCCGCATCGTCCGCCGCTGGCGGCACGGCCGGCACCGCCGCAGCGGAAGGCGTCGCCGCGAGCGGATTGGTCCGATCCCGTGCCGCCAGCGCCGCCAGGCTGAAGTTCTGCTGCTGCATGTACGCCGTGTCGCCGCCGGCGAGTGGGCCGTAGCCGAAGTACTTCCGCCGCGCCTCGTTCGGCGTCAGCGTGGCCGATCCGATCGCATCGGCCGCGGCCTTCGTGCGCGTCGCCGTGTCCATCCAATACAGGTCGTCGACGTTGAATTCGGTGCCGAGCGGCCGCGCGAGTTCTAACCCCTCATCGAGCGAGAGCTCGATGGCGGTCATCAGGGCCTGCAAACACTGGCTGTAGTACTGCTGCACGAGCTGTTCACTGTTGCCGTACGGCGCCGCGTGCGAACTATCGATGAGCGCCGCCGGCACCTTGAACACGCCGCAGATCGTTTCCGTCGTCCATCGCAGCTGTTCGACCAGCTGGGAATCCACGGCGGACGCGCCCGCCGGCGCGTACGTCATGCCACCCGGGAGAATGGCAATCTTGCCGACGTTCGCGCCGCCGTGCTTAGTATACCAGGACGTCGCCAGCGCGTTCGCGTCCTCTTCGCTGATTTCTTTCGGGACGAGAATCACGCCCGACGGCTGGCTGCCGTTCGCAAAGAACGCCGCCGAGTTGTCCTGGATCGACAGCCCCTGCAGCGCCGCCGTGGCGCACGCGTAGACCGGACTCACGCCGACCAGCGGGTGAAACAGCGGCACCATCAGGTCGTGGATGATCTCGCGCGCCGGCACGACGACGCGATCGGCGCCGCTCTGCTCGACGGTCAGGCCGGCGAGCTCGTGGCGTTGCAGCTCGTAATAGATCGCGCCGTCCGGGGCGATGAGCGGCGTCACCTTCGCCGGATCCAGCGGATAGAGCGCGACGACGACGCCGCGCTGATCGCGCTGCTTCAGGATGAAGGCGTTGCCCGTCAGCAGCTTCGACGACAACCACGCCTCGAGGAACTTCTGGATCGTCTGGTAGCGGTTCGGTTTCCGCAGCACCGGCGAGTACGCCGGGTTTTGCGTCGGCACCCACACATCGGGCTCGACCTGTTCGACCAGGCGCAGCTGGCACTTGCCGATCGTTTCGGCGATCAGCGTGGCGCAGCTGAAGATCGTGGGATTGCGAACCGCGCTGTCGATGGGCAGATCCGCGTTGTGCTGCCAGCCGCCGGGGTACGGTTCCCGCACAGTCGGCCAGCCGCCGAGCCGCGATCGACCCGGGACCGGCGCGAGGCCTGCAGGGACTTTCGTCACCTGCAGCTCGTAGCCGGCAATCGCGAGTTTCATGCGCTTACGCGCCGTTGCCCTTCTTCGACGTCGCCGCCGGCGCCTCGAGCAGCTGCCCAGCCGGGACCGTGTAGGTCGCGCCGCTGACGTACCGGCAGCACCCCGCGATCGCCTTCAGCCAGGTGATGAACCACTCCGCACGCAGCCCCACGCAGTTGTTCTGCCACAGCGAGACGAACACGGTGGTGGCATCGGCCGGATCCATCGGCGCATCGCTCATCTGTAACGATGCTTCGCGGCTGACATCGACCGTGATGCCGCCGTCGTCGGCATACAGCACGAGTTCCGGGATCAGGCCGATGACGTTCGTGCCGGCGGCCCCGGACGTAACGACTTTCATGCCGTTCACCGATCCGCCGGCGGCCGACAGATCCGGAAACGTCGGGATCCCGTTGGCGTTCTTTTGGAACGACAGCACGTACGCGTTACTGGGCGACATGATGTACGTGAGGTTCTGGATCGGCATGTTCGCCGCAACCATCGCATTGGCGATCGCGACCAGATCCCCCAGCGGCCCGGTCGACGTGATCGGCGTCGTGCCGTTGGTAATCGACGCGGGAGAGACGTTCGCCACGGCCGCCTTCGCCGGATCGATGAACGCGGCATCCACGAAGGTCGTAATCCCCGCGATCATGTCCCGACGGACCAAGTCTTCCGCCGACGGCGAGGAGAGCCGCGCCAGTTCTTCGGTGATGACGACAATGCCGGCCGTCTTGTGATACGGCACGGTCACGGAACTAAACGTCAGTTTCGTGACCGGTTTGGGTTTCTGTTCCCCGACCCAGCCGTACGTCCCGCCGCCGGTTTGCGTCGGAATCTTCGTGTTGAACGGCACCTTGTGCAGACCGATCTTCCCGATCGCCGTCACGGGCCGGAGGAGTTCCACGAATTCGTCGACGATGCGCGGCTGCGTGAGCTCCGCCGCCCAGCCTGCGGCCGTCGTGGTGCCCGGGGCCACGGCGGCCTTCAGGTACAGCGCGACTTCCGGCATGTCCGGCCACCGTTGCTCCGCGTACATGCTCGCTTCGTGATCGCTGCCCTTCTTCACGATCCGCGCACACTGGGCGCGGATCCACGCGGTGCCCGGCGGCGTGGTGGGCGCCACGCGAATCGAGCTGAACGCTTTCGCCGGACCGGGCACCGTGGGCGCCAGCGGCGTCGCCTTCGCCACGTTCGCCTTTTCCAGCACGCGCAACCGATCGGTCTGGGCGTCAATGGCCGCCACGCGTTCGGCCAGGTCGTCGTACTGCTTTTGTTCGACTTCGCCCAGCGTCTTGTCGGGCGACAGCATCTCGGTCATCCGCGTCACCAGCGGCGCGCGTTCACTCGTCCAATGCGTGATCTGTTCCTGAATGGTGGTCATGGGTTTCGTGTCCAAGGGTGACGCGGCTTTGTAGGTGGTGATCGTCGCATCGGCATTCGCCGGGACGGTGACTAGCGAGAGCTCGAGGAATTCCGTCTGCCGAAAATTGCAGCCGCCGAAGGCGTTCGGCGTGATGGCCTCCCGCAACGCGCGATACCCGGGGGACACGGCCTTGAGCAGCCGCGCCTTGATCGCCTGCCAGGCGCCGTCGACGCGTTCCTGCAGCGGGCCGGGATCGGGAATGCGCGGGAGTATCGCCGTGAACGGAATGCCGTCGGGCGTGGGCGCCCCGAAGGTCACCTCACCGACGGGCAGGTTCTTGTCGTGGCCGAGCAGCAGCGGCACCGGATTGGTGAACGTCGCGCCCAGCGGGTCGATGACGTCGCCCATGCGGTCCGGCCGCGGCGTCGACGCGATGCCGGTGATGATGCGCTGGTCGTCGTCGACGGCCTTGACGGCAAAGTCGACCAGGTCGCCGGTGCGATCGGTGTGCAGCACGGCGACTGACGCTAGCGAACCGCGGGCACTAGTGTCGAGTATTTGTCGAGAAAGTGCCCGGGCGGTGCGCGTCCGGATCCTGTTCGTCCAGGTAGGCCAGGACGGCCGGACAGTCCGCGAAATACGCCCGCACCAGCAGCAGCAGCGCGCCGGCCAGCGTGTCAGACGCCGGCGTCAGCGCCACCCGCCGCCGCAGCAGCTGCAGCACGCTCCCCAGTTGCAGGCCGGCGATCGCCGGCAGTTCGATCGTGAGATTGCCCTGCACCCGCTGCAGCGCCACGAGCTCGTCGACCACGTTCGCCAGCGCCGCCGCGTCGTCGTCGACGTCGCTCACCGGTCCTGCTCCCGCGTGATCTCGCGCCGGACGGCGACCCGAATGAGCTCCGGCACCGTCATCCGGAGGCGCTGCGCCGCGGCATAGCACTTGTCATACAGCGCGGCGTTCAGCGTGACGTGCAGATACACCGACGGTGACCGGTCGGTCGGGTCCACCGACGGCCGGCCGGGTTTGTTCGTCGTCGTCATGGCGGCCCCCCATACGTGTAAATCTGATAGTGCGGCGGCGGCGTCGGCGCGTGCCGCTCCATCATGTCGATCGCGAGAATCAGCGCGACGACGCCGTCAATGCGGGCGGTACTGAGCCGTTTCGACGGTTTCAGATTGCCGGCCGCGTCCGCTTCCACGCTGACATTCGAGACATTCCAGCGCAGCACCGGATCGCCGTCGTGCCGCAGCTGCCGGCCGAGCACGGCCTTCTCGAGCGCCTTCGTCGGCGACGACAGCGCCGCGAAGCCCTGGCGCACCGGCAGACACGTGTACCCGTCCTGCGCTTTCAGCCGTTCGACCAGGTCGGTCGCATTCCACGGATCGAAGCCGATCGCGCCGATGTCGTACGCGGCATCCCACTGGCGCAGCGTCGCGCGGATCGCCTCGTAGTCGATCACGTTACCCGGCGTCAGGATCAGATGGCCGTCGGCGGCCCAGCGGTCGTACGGCACCCGATCGCGCCGGATCCGTTCCGGCAGATTGTCGGACGGCAGGAAACACTGGCACAGGACGTCGAAGCCGTCGCCGCCGGGAAACACGGCGACCAGGGCCGTCAGATCCGTCGTGGTCGACAGGTCCATCCCGACAAAACAGCGGCGGCCCTGTAGCGCCGACCGCTCGAGCGGCGCCGCGCACGCCTCCCATGCGGCCAGGCTGATCCAGCGTTCCGCCTGTTCGGTCCACTGATTCAGGTACAGCCGGCGGAAGATGTTTTCCTGCGCGGGAATTTCGATCGCCCGTTTCGCCGCGATGCGCATCTCGTCGAGTGATCGGAAATCGCCCAGCGCCGGATTCGCCCGCCGCCAGGTGCGGACGGAGCGCCAGTCCGCCTCCGCCGGCGCTTCGTAGATCACCGGCAGAAACGACGGATCCAGGTCCGGATCCTCCTGCACGCGGCGCGCGTGACTGTAGAGCTCCCACAGAATCGAGTGCCGATCGAAGCCGGCCGTACTGATGACCAGCATGAGCGGATTGACGCGTGCGCCCATCGACGTCGACAGCACGTCGTACAGCTCGCGCGTCGGCGCGGCGTGCAGCTCGTCGTAGACGACCATCGACGCGTTGAAGCCGTGTTTACTGTAGGCCTCGGCGCTGATCGCCCGGTAGAACGATCCCGACGGCCGGTGCACGATCCGCTTCTGGCTGTCGACCAGGTCGCACTGCGCGAGCAGGACCGGATCGTTGCGGATCATCTGCGCGGCCACCGCGAAACAGAG